AAGACACCGACGATGATGACGATGATGACGATGATAAGGATACGTAGGAACATGTCCAGATACGTACGTAGCGACCGGAGGTCGCAGGGCGGCTTGCGGGGCGGACGGGCGAAGCCCGCCGGCGACCGAAGGTCGCTAGCCCCGCCTTCGGTCGCCGCTAGGATCTTTTCTTAACCCTTCGGGGTTATGAAACATCAAAAAAATTTACAAAACACCTACTGCAAGGTTGTAGGCATTGGCCGCGTTGGCCGACTGGCACGCATTCGAGTGGTGTGAGAAGCTACCAGCTGGAGCCATAGCTACCATGTTGTTGGCGTTTGCGCCGCATGGGCTGCCGTAGTTCTTAACGTATCCACCGTTATTGTTTGGACTCACGTTGCTGGCGGCGGCGTTCAGGTCCTGGGTGGAGAATAAAGGGACTGAGGAGTTGACGGCTGGGTTGGGGTCGGCGCCCGAGGCCCAGTTGGCGCTCTTCATGGTGTCTGCAAAGTAGTCGTATGACATGCCAGTGCGCCAGCCCAAGTTCTGTTCAGGGTAGATGTCGGGCTGTGACCCAAACTGGCCTTGATCTACTAAATTACTCCCATAGCTGCTCCCATAGTTGCTCACGTCTCCTGTGGGCCTGTATACGTAGTAGGTCGGTTTAGGTGATTTCCAACCGAGGCTATCGCAGCTGAATCCTTCGGTTACTGAGTAGATTGCCAGGGCTGCGATGGTCACCAGTATCAATGCGATGATGTTACTGCCATTCATTTTTTAGTCACATGGATAAAATATTTGAGTTTGTGGATATGACAAATACAGAAGAAGATAAGCATCGTCACTATGTCCAACATAACCAACATGACAACAATGTCAAGTGACCAGCACACATCTGTGCATACCAACAAGGAGGGTTGTATAACCGCTAGCGGCGGAGCCGCCCGGCGAGCGGCGGAGCCGCAGGCCGAGCGAAGCTCGGTACCTTTGGTCGCTGCCCTCAACCCAGACCCCCGCTACCAGGGTTTGCCAATCACTGAGAAGAGCGAAGGATTCAAACTCATCAAGCAGCTCTACGACCAAACACACTTCGTAGAACACCAGATCTCAACCTACAACGATTTCATCACGCGAGGCGTGCAGGCCATTGTCAATAAGGAGCCGCCCATAGAGATCAACAATATACGAGTAGAATTCAATCATGTCTACGTGGATAAGCCCAAATTCATCAGAAAGACCAGGGACAGGACCGTTAAGACCAACGTCGTAGGCAACTGCATTCAGACAAGCGAAGACGCAGAGCAAATCAAAGAGGGACAGAAGGTAATCGTGAACTACACCGACACACCCCTGTACCCAAACGAGGCAAGGAAGAGGAACATCAACTATGACGGAACCATCTACGCCTCAATCACAGTGACCAACCTCGAGAACAACAAGAAGACCGAGCATCACCAGGTTTCGATCGGCAAGCTTCCCATCATGCTCAGGTCCAACGCGTGCAGGTTGTCCGAGAATAACAAGGTCGCCAAAGAGGAGTGCGCCAACGATTTCGGGGGCTACTTCATCATCAAGGGTAAGGAGCGTGTCCTCGTGGGTCAATTGAGGCGAGCTTACAACAAGGTGTACGTTGAGAGGACTCCTGAGGACAAGTACGAATACATGGCCGAGATCAGAAGTATGAACGAGCAAGGCAGCTCCATCCTGATTCAACTCAAGATCAATACAATCACCAAGGAGCTCTTCTTCTCACTCCCTTACATCAAGGCCAAGTCGTTGCTTCCAGCAGGCCTCGTCTTCAAGGCTCTGGGTATCAGCGAAGACGACATGAAGAGGATGGTTCGCATTGGGGATCCTGACATCCTGGACACGTTGGCCCAACAACATAGGATGGAGGTGACGATGGAGGAGGCCATCGAGTCCATCGCCAACGACATAACAGATGAGATGAAGGACTCGATGTATGTGAGGGGCATCCTAAACAAGGAACTCTTCTATCATGTCGGCGCTCTCACTCCTGAGAAGTCGGCGTATCACCTCGGTTACATCATCAAGAAGCTGGTCGACACTGTATACAACGGGAGGAGCCTCGACGATAAGGACAACCTGGCCAACAAGCGCATCGATGGCACATCCTCTCTTATGTCGTTCCTATTCCAGATCTTATTCAAGCAATTTGTCAAGACCGTGTCTAACCAGATGGAGAGCAAGAAGAACCCTGACCCAGTAGCCATCATCAAGGACATCAAGACCATCACTCACATCATGAACCAGGCCTTCATGACCGGTAACTGGAACACCCAGAAGAGTCCTCTCTACACACGCGTCGGCGTCTCGCAGGTCTTGTCTATGCAGAACTACGGAGCCAAGACCTCCCACCTCAGACGCATCATGCTCCCAGTTGGCAAGAAGGGTAAGATCCCGAGCGCGCGCCAGCTCCATGCGTCCCACTTCTCGTTCATCTGCCCTTACGAGACGCCCGAGGGCGATACGGTGGGGCTCGTCTCCAACTTGGCCCTGTCTGCTCAGATCTCGGTGCACGTGTGCCCCAAACTCACAATCAAAGTGATCAAGGGAATGGAGACGTTCAGAGACGATATGGATGGATGTATTTTGGTGCTTGTGAATAGTTGCATTGTTGGTTCATGTGACAGGTCCTTGTTGTTTGTGAGGGAGTTCAACAAGTACAGGCTCTCAGACATGATTGACAACAACGTGTCCATTGTGAGACTGGTTGACGAAGATGAGGTGCACATCTGGACTGACGAAGGTCGTGTCCTGAGGCCTCTGTTCGCGTTGGGACCTCGCAATAAGGTCCTATACAAAGAGGCCAACGGAGCCAACAAGACATGGAATGATCACATCAAGGAGGGTTCCATTGTCTTCAGGGAGGTGTGGGAGTTGGAGCAGGCAGTGGTGGCAATGAGTGAGGATGACCTGAAGAAGAACAGATGTGACTACCTTGAGATCTGCCCCGCTTCAACCATGATGGCGGTGATGGCATCTGTGATCCCACTCTCAAACCACTCTCAGTCTCCCAGGAATGCGTACCAAGCCTCCATGGGCAAGCAGGCTATCGGTATGCCCAGCACTGCCTATCAGGAGCGCTACGACACAACGCTCCACGTTCTCGATACACCTCAGAAACCCCTAACAAAAAATGAGATGGTAAACGTTCTTCACTTTGATGAGATGTCACACGGAGCTATGCCCATCGTTGCGATCATGACCTATAGGGGATACAACCAAGAGGACAGTGTCATCCTTAACAAGGGTTCATTGGAACGTGGCCTTTTTAGAACCACAACATACAAAACCATCTCAGAGGAAGAGAAGAAACGAGGTAGCTCAGATTCTGAGAACATCTGCCTTCCCAAGTTCCAGTACAGGAACAGGAACTACGATTACAGCCACCTAAATGAGTACGGCCTCGTCTGGGAAAGGAACACATACATCAAGAAAGGAACAGTCATCATCGGCCGCACAACCAAAAAGATGATCAAGAAGGAAGACGGAACGCGAGTAGCCGAAATATCTGACAGTAGCGTTGTCATCAAACATGGAGAGGAAGGCTACTTGGACAAAGTCCTCAACACCCTCAACAGCGAGGGTGTGAGGGTAATCAAGATCAGGATCCGCATCCCTCGCATCCCGGAGATTGGCGACAAGTTCGCGTCGTCAACGGCTCAGAAGGGTACGTGTGGCATGATCTTTCCTGAGGCGGACATGCCATTTGACAAGGACGGGGTGAAGCCAGACCTCATCATCAACCCTCACGCCATCCCGTCCAGGATGACCATCAACATGCTCATTGAGATGTGCTTCAATCTGGTTGGATGCAAACTGGGCGTTGAGATGGACGCGACCCCATTCAAACACAGGAACATTGAGGAAGAACTGATGAACTGGGCCAAGCGCGCCGGGATTGAGACGTATGCGACTAAGATGATGGACGGGACAACAGGTGAGGTGATCCCAAGCAAGATCTTCATGGCTCCTTGCTTCTACCAGCGTCTGAAACATATGGTCGCTGACAAGATCCACGCCCGTGTGGCTGGCCCTCTGGATACGCTGACACACCAGCCTGTGGCAGGTAGGTCAAGAGATGGAGGTCTCAGGTTCGGTGAGATGGAGAAGGACTGTATGCTCAGCCATGGCTCTACCCGTGTCCTGAAGGAGTGCCTGTTTGACAAGAGTGACAAGTACGCCATCCCGACGTGCAGGGGGTGCGGAGGCGTGCCTGACAAGCGAGATTTCTGTGATGTGTGTCAAGAAGGAAATACCGAGATGAAGAACATGCCGTATGCGACCAAGCTCCTCTATCAGGAGTTGCTGGGAATGGGACTGAAGCTAAACATTAACTAAACATTAACTAAACATTAACTAGGTCTATTGTTAGTAGGTTTGATGATTGATTGACGCAAATTCATATAAATTCATAACCCCCAGGGGTTATAAATTACCTGTATACTTATGATTGTGTTGGTAACTTAAAACATGGCAAGCTATCTCGATATCTACTCAATGTATCGTAACCGCAACATATGGCCTAACCCGGCTGAATTTGAGGTCCTCGTTTCCATATCTGGTCGCAAATCAGCCATGAATGCTGACGACCCTGTGGTCCTGGCGAGCCCTCCTATTGCGTGGACCTCATTCCTCTTCAATGCGACGGCCCTAGGAACTAACAACGTCCAAGGCATCATAACTAATGTGGGCGTCGGCAACGCAACCTCAAACCAGATCATCACCTTCACAACAGCAGCCGGCGCACTCCAACAATCACCTAACTACTACAGAGGCGCGACATGGCGCAGCATCACAGACCCCACCCAATACGCGAAGGTCACGTCATACGAATACCTCGGTAGTGACCGAGGACAAGTGACGCTGGACAACGCAGTCACGGTAGCGGTAGGCAACACATTCAGCATCCTAGACCCCACTGATCTGACCGACACCTCAAATCCTCTCTTATTCGTACCCATGGGTACCGATGAGCCCAGTGCCTACATAGGCTGCCTCCTCTACAACGAGACGTTGAACCAATTCAGAACAATCAACTCATACAACAATATAACAGGGCTCCTGACAGTAAATGCCACAATACCTGTTGTTGGTTGGCTATCCACTCATAACTACTCTATAAGAAAGCAACCTCCAGTCCTTGTTTCGTTAGCCGGAGCGGGATCTACCTCAACTCTAGTCGTTTTTGGAGCCGGTGCCGACGCGGTAGACAACCTCTACAACGGTTGGTTCATTAGGACACCCAGGACCGTATACGCCAATAACCCTACACCACCTCAAGAACAAAGACGAATCATCGCATATGATGGGGGTACCCTTACTGCTACTGTCTCACCACCCTTCACATCCAACACACTCGGCTCCACAGTCGAGCTGTTGCAGTTCAGTTATGATAACATGTATCCGTTCCCATTCAGAGCCACTCTGCAACAGGAGATACCGACGTACTCGATTCGTCTCAATAGGTTGGTTTTACCAAACAGGATCCTGAAGGTGCATGGAGGCGGCAAGACGGCGTACCACAACTACGTCTACGTTGAGTTGGCCAGCATTGACAACCCCAACAACAGCATCATCTTCTCAAACAACCCCAACGCTGTGCGTGCTCTGTTCACGGCCAGCATCACCAACATCGACGATATTGACCAATCCGACTACATAGTCATGGACGGAGACGACATGACCCAGACCGTCAGGTTCAGGTTGGACACCAATTTCAAGTTCAGGGTCGGCATGCCCAATGGTGACACGTTTGAGACGGTGCTCGATGATAACCTCTCACCTCTTGAGCCAAATCCCAAGGTTCAGATAAGGGCGCTCTTCCAACTCATGCCTATCGTGTATGAGTTGTAAAACAGTGCGCGGTCTCTGTTGTTACTAAACGATTGCTGGTCGTCGTCAGAAATTGTTCTACAGATGATTGTTGTTTCATGGCTAGCCACGAAACAGATTGCTGGATCGCCAGAAATTGTTCTCAGGGTACAGTACCCTAACAACCAGTAACAACCAGTAACAACCAGTAACAACCAACTATCAACATCTTTTCTATTATCCTTAGGGGTAACAGAGCAGGCATTGAACTATTTGAAATTTGGCATTTATGGTATACTGAGAAGAGACAAAAATGGATCGTAAACAACTCCAACGTAAAGCGGATAAGGCCTACCAAGCCGGTAGCCCCATCATGAGTGACGAGGTGTATGACGCCACATTTGGCGACGTATCAACTCATCATGAACTGGAAGTGACACCGGGTCAGAACGCCAAACTGCCCATCTGGATGGGATCGCTCGACAAGAAGCGTTACGAGAAGACCTTGGACGCGTGGCTAGACAAGACTTGTACAGACAAGTTCGTCATCAGCGCCAAGCTTGACGGTATCAGCGCGCTCTACGACCCCGACAACAACAAACTCTATACACGAGGCAACGGGGAGACAGGGTGCGATATCAGCAGATTTATCAAACATCTCGACCTTAAGAAGGCTCAGACGGTAGCCAAGAATACACTCAATCTCATAGACGCAGTCCCAGAAGACATACCCCTAACTGCGTTCGTTAGAGGAGAACTGATCATGGCAAATGAGATCTTTGAGCGCAAGTACAAAGCAGGATTCAAGAACCCACGCAATCTCGTTTCTGGTCAATTTGGTAAGAAGACGATCAACAAGGACATCATCGCGGACATCTACTTCATCCCATATGAAGTCATCATCTCAGGGATGTCGTCTCAATGCCCTATGTCTGACCAGCTTCAGAGATCATCCCTGTTACCCTGGATTGAGATGAAACGCCCCGACGTAAGCGTCGAGTCGCTCACGAAGCTCCTGGACGATTGGACGGCGGACTGTGACTTTGCGATGGATGGTCTGGTCGTGTCTGAGGATAGGATGTACACACGAAACACGAGCGGCAACCCCAAGTACTCAATCGCCTTCAAGAAAGAGACAGGGACGGAGACGGCCATATCAACGGTGACCTCTGTCATTTGGGACGTCAGTCGTTGGGGCCTGCTCAAGCCTGTCGTGCACATAGAACCTGTCCAACTCTCAGGCGTCACGATTCAGAAATGTAGCGGCCACAATGCCAAGTACATCTCAGACAACAAGATAGGTCCAGGAGCTCAGATCATGTGCGTGAGGTCAGGAGACGTGATCCCGTATATTGTCTCAGTTGTGGAGCCCAGCGACAGCGTGACATTGCCCAGCACAACATGGGAAGGGGTGGATCTGAAGGCTGAAGGAGATGTAGACACCGTTGTAGAGATCAAGACCCTGACCAACATCTTCTCAAAGCTGGAGGTCAAACACGTGAACACGAAGACAGTTGAGAAAATGTATAGGGAGTGCGGGCTGAACACGTTCCCGAAGATGCTAAACTGCTCAAAGGACGAACTACAACCTACCTTCAAAGACAAATCGGCTGACCGCATTATGGCCAGTATGGATGATCTGAAAAGTAGATCAGTCAAGGTATCTGTGATTGTTGGGGCTGCTGGAGTGCTTGGGTTTGGGCTCGGAGCTAAACGAGTCGAGAGCTTGTTCTGTCTGCCTACACTCAGGTCTGGGAATTGGGACACTGTACCAACTGTGGAAGATGTGTGCAAGATGGACGGGTTTGGAAAGAAGATGGCTGAGAAAGTGGTCCAGTGTTTCCCAGAGATGACGACGTTCCTGAAAACGTGTGTAGACAACGGGTTACAATTGGAGGGTGTTGAGAATATAGTCACGCCCGCAAGCTCGGCAGGACCATCAAGTAATCTTACACAGGAGGCTAGAAGTAAAGCACCAAAAGTCAAGATCTGTTTATCAGGCTTCAGGGATAAGAAGTTGGAAAAGAAGTACCAGGTCTTATCGTCAGTTACCAAAGAGTGTGAGATATTGGTGTGTAAATCATTTGAGAAGGAGACGGGTAAGATGACCAAGGCTAAGTCTTTGAATGTTAAGATGGTTTTATTAGAGGACTTTGAGTAGTGTAGTGTTAATTAACGATGAAGTCTATAACCTCTAGAGGTTATGGATACGAACAATTGCGAAATTGAGGAACATATACAGGATCAATCTCATAAGTGACGCATCTGTTTTCGCACTGGTAGGATACAAAATGGGGAACAACAGATACAGTGGTCAAGATGTAAGACTGTAAGTAAACCATGAATACGTACCCAGAAGGATACATCTATGCAATCGAAAACACCCTTGATACACATGTGTACATAGGGTCTACTGTCAAACCTGTTGAAGACCGATTCAAGCAACATGTTAGGTCTGCCAAAAAGACTCCTCAATGCACCTTCCACAAATACATGGCTCGCATGGCTGTGACAACTTCTTCGTCACATGTCTACACACCGAACGCGATGTAACTATCGAAAAGCTACAGAAGTTGGAAATATCCTACATTCAAGACTATGGAAGCCTCAATACAGTTCATTCCAAGTCGGAGGTCGTCATTCCTGACAAGGTTGGAAGTAAGAGCAAGGTTAGAAGGGTTGTATTTGAGCATGAGATGCCGGACATAACTTTAGATCTCATCCTCGAAGTGACCAATGACTGTGATGAGCTACTTTCTTTTATTGAACTGAGGGATAGGATCTTTGAAGAAACAGAGAACATGGGTAAGGTCATGGCCGAGATGTGTACATCTAAAAAGATATGCATTACCAAGGCCACTATGGAATGGTTAGGATACGAATGTAAGCAAGAACGTGACAACAAAGCTACATTTCTACAACTCCTCAAAGCCCAAAACATCGACTTCAAACAGATCAAGCATAACGATCCCACATTCAAGGACTACCCGGAGCTTGTCGAGGAAGCTGCTCATCTCTCAACGAATGTGCTCAGGAACCAGTGGATCATCATGGGGTCCAAACGAATGGTCCACAAACTCAAGACTAAGCGATCCACACAGATCTACGAGTACTACGTAGCCCTAGAGCAGCTGACGTACTTGTATCCTGAATACGTTGACCACTTCCAATTGAAGCAACAAGGCACAATCGACGATTTGGTCAAAGGTATGGGAGAGATGATTACTTAAACACTACTTTAAACTTTAAACACTACTTTAAACTTTAAACACTACTTCATAACCCCCTAGGGGTTACGAATCAATCATCCATAAATTGTTGTTTAGGCAGTACATTCCAACTCATCTACTTCTTAACGGTCTTGTTCTCATCAACCTGCATCTTCTCTACCTCCTTCTTCAGTTTGCCTACATCGGCGGTGATCTTCTGACGGGTGGGTCGCGAGCGTCTGTACCGTCCGTCAATACTCTCGTGCTCCTCATCAGAGTCATCAGATGCGTTGAACGAGTTTGCCCTGTGTAGTCTATCACGCTGGCGACGCTTCACGGCGAGCAGCTCCTTCACCTTATCAGATATCTGGGATCCTTCAAGGTCTTCGTCCTCACTATCGCTTCGGGCGAACTTGTCCTGTAGCCCCTCCTCACTCTCGCTTGAAGAGCAGTATAGGAATCGGGTAACCTCATCTTCTTGGCTCTTCTCAAATCTCCACTCCTTGCGGTTCTCGATGTACTTGCCTTTGAAGATGTCTTCGAGGTCTTGATGATCTGGGTCTGCTTTGATGTAACAGTACTGTGTCTTTCCACTCATTTTGTTCCACAACCAAGCAGCATAAGTCTCTATGTGAGGGTGATGAGATGATCATCCTGAGCTTGCGGTCGGCAACCGCTCGTAATTTCGTATCCTACCTGTGCGAAAACAGATGCGTCACTAGTGACGCATCTGTTTTCGTAGTTTTCGTCCAAACAGACGCATCACTTATGATGCGTCTCGCAAATAATACAACGTTATCACTCGTCCTGAGACCGCATATACATGAAGATCTTCATGGTGCCGATGGGACTCTTGCAGAAGAAGTAGAGGGGCTTGTCGCACTCGAGCCTGATCTCGATGGGTTCCGACACGAACGAGCTCATTTTGCTAATCCTGGTAAACTGCTCTGAGTAGTACTGCTGGTGAACAAGATCCATATCGTTCTTGTCCTCCTTACCAGACTTGAGCGTCTTTTGAGATCGACCCGTCTCGAAGAGGAACTGGATCTGACCCATGTTCTTGGTTACGTCAATGGTGGTAGTGTTAGAGATGGACTTGCACCAGTCTGTGTAGATGTTATGGGCGATGAGTACAGGCTTGGTCTCGAAGGTGTCGTGCTCGATGGGGGTGATGTTCTGCGTGTCCTCGATGCTCACAGAGAGCGTCTGCACTGAGTCGTTGGCCTCTATCCTCTTCTCGAAGTCGAAGACGTGTTGCTTTGTGATGGACATGGTGATGATGTCCTTGTTCTTGACCGACTTGAAGAACTCCTTGTTGATGTGCTGACCCAGACCAACATGAATTGGTTCGTCTTCATCAAAGACGTACTCCTCAAAATTCTCAGCGGGCAGGAACACCGAGATGAGGAGGTTTTGAGTGGTGAGCTGCTCTAAGAACATACCTGTCTTGTCGATTGTGAAGTCGGCGGTGGTCATGTTCTGGAAGATCACCTCAAATAGGGACTTGAAGCGTCCGGTATACTTTGTCACGGCTTTGAACATTTTAGGGCAACCCCCTTGTCGATAAGTTGATTTAACAACTTAACTGAGATGTTTCAGAGTAAAAGTATGTTGACACTTACACTTACACTTAAGAACTTCAGGAAGTTCACCGAGGCTGAGTTCAAATTTGACCAGCCCCTATCCCTCATATCTGGTAAATCCGGTCAAGGTAAGACCACTATCTTCATGGCGATCATGTTCGCCATCAACGGCGAGGGCAAGAAGTTGCCCACATACGACAAGACCTCGTGCAGCGTCACCCTCGTCATCAGTGACTCATCTGGTGAACACATCACTATCATCAGGAACAAGCGACCCAATCGTCTCCGCGTAACTGTCAAAGAGAGCGGTAAGACTTTTGAAGACAAGGAGGGTCAGGCGATCATCGACGACATGTTCCCCCAATACCACATGGGTTACATGTCCCAGCGCACGGACAGCAGCAAGTCGTTCATCCTCATGACCCCCCTGGATAAGATACGCTACATTGAGCAGATGGCCTTTGGGGGCGAGAACGTGGACCAACTCATCAGCAACTGTAAGGACCTTGTGAAGAGTAGGAAGAACGAGATGATGCTCACCGCCCGCCAGCGCGAGACCACCGAGAAGATGCTTAAAGACCTCAAGATAGACAAGACCGACTGTGAGGAACATGACCTGTTGGACGAAGACGAATACGAAGATCAGATCTCGAAGCAGGAGCACGACATAGACTCGTTCAAAACCAAACTCAGTGAGACGGAACACCTCATCAAGATGAAGGCCGACGTGACCCGTCAGTTGGCCAAGATGCCCGAGATTGAAGAGAATATTGATGACCTCGAGGACGAGCTGCAACGGATCAGCACGCACAGACAGGGGTGGGAGCGCTACCAGCGGGAGAAGGCCAGACTCAAGAAGCTCAATCAACCGAGCGGCATGTCCAAAGACGAGATGAAGGGTATGATCCAGGACATGAAGACTATGATAGACCTGGAAACGGAGGTGAGTGGGCTCAAGAGCTGTAGGGCCAAAATCGAAAAACTGAGCAAGCAGATCGCAGACTCGATGGTGCACATGATCTGCCCATCATGTGATACGGAGGTGGCCATGTGGTGCAACAAGCTCATCATCCCTGAGAGATCTACAGTAGGCGAGCAGCAGCGCAAGGAATCGCTTACTACTGAGGAGGCCAAGAGGTTGGAAGAGCGACGTATGAAGGCTAAGCTGCGCGTGGAGGAGTTGGAGAAGAAGCTTGTAGAGCTTGAGAAACTGAGGGCCGAGTATCCAGAGTTAGACAATGCACAAGATCAGCTCGAGAGCCTATTCAGGATGAAGAGCGCTGACGAGATGTATACCAAGCAGAAGACCCTATGCTTGTCTCTGAAGGTTGATCATCCCGACTACGACGACACGACAGAGGCAGCCCTCCGAAAGAAGAAGAAGACCATCTACGAGAGGCAGGAGAAGGAGGACACGTTGGCTGGAATAGTCATCAAGCATGATCCCGATGAGTTGTCTGGGCGCATAGGCGTCGCTTCTGATCTGATCAAGAGGTTGACCCTGAGGAAGAAGTCTGCTCAGTCTATGAGGTATTGGAACAAGGTGACGGAGTTACTCGAGACGGAGGCATCCCTGAACAAGAGCTATCCCAGAGCTATCAAGCTTCAGGAGATCATCAAGACTGCGGAGAAGATGGCGGTGACGGATGTGATTGAGGAGATCAACCTACACGCTCAGATGTACCTGGACAGCTTCCTCGATGATATGAATGTGAAGTTGGTCTTTGACGGGGTCAAACTGAATGTAGAGGTGTCGCAGAATGGGCATGACAGCGATTTTCAGAACTTGTCCGGAGGTGAGCTGGCGCGCGTGATCCTGGCGTTCACGATTGCGCTGGCCGAGATCAACAATGTCAAGTTGTTGTTACTTGATGAGTGCGTGGCATCGCTTGATCAGGAGTCGACGGGTCAGGTCATCGATACGATCAAAGCCAACTTCAGAGGAAATGTAATATGTATTGCTCATCAAACGACTACAGGAGTGTTTGATCACGTTCTGGAGCTATAGCGACCGGAGGTACCGAGCGACCGAGCGGCTCCGCCGCCGGCCGAGCGGAGCTCGGTAAGGTCGCAGGGCGGGGCTCCGCCCCGCAGCTCCACAGATACGATTGGAATTTATAACCCCTAGGGGTTACGAAACGAATCAATCATCTGTAACTGCATGTAGGATACTAGGTCGCTAGCCCCGCCTTCCGTCGCTCGGCCGCACGATGATATTTTTGAGTCATGTTATAGTATGGTGTTGAGAAGGTTGGATGAATATACTTATTGTCTTACTAAAAATATACTATGGAGATTGAAAATTTCTTTCCCAAGTACCCTAATATCGTCAAGTTTGAAGACCCCCTCCTCAACCCATACCAAGGTCAAGAATTTGGCGACGCCATTGTGACCAAGAAGGAGTTTGGGTCCTTAAAACTTCCCAAATATGAGAAACTTGCGACCAAAGGAACCGGGGAACAGTACAACCACCAAAAGATCATCGCACGATTCATGTCATCCGTGACTCCATACAACGAGCTGCTCCTCTTTCACGAGATGGGAACAGGTAAGACCTGCACGGCGATAGCGGCCATCGAGCAGCTGCGCTATGAGAAGAACAGGTACATCAACGGTGCCGTCGTATGTGCCAAGGGGGTAGGCCTTCTCAACAACTTCTCACAAGAGCTCCTCTTCTCATGCACAGACGGTCGCTACATACCTGACAATTACGACAAACTGTCCGACCTAGAGCGCATCCACAGAACCCGTAAACTCACATCCGCCTTCTATCACTTCAACACGTTCGAGACCTTTGCCAAGGAGATCGCCAAGACCCCGGACGAGACGCTGGCGCAGAGGTACAGCAACACCATCTTCGTTATTGACGAGGTACACAACCTCAGGGAAAAGGATGAGGTAGTGCGTAAGGAGAACGATGTGAGGAACTTCCTGATCAATAAGAGGGCAGCAGGGCTAACCGAGCCGCTTGACATCTACAAACAGTTTCACAGACTTTTCCACATAGTGAAAGAGTCCAAGATACTACTCATGTCCGGTACGGTCATGAAGGACGACCCGGCCGAGTTTGCCAGCGTCATGAACCTAATCCTACCTCTGGACAAACAGTTCCCTGTAGACAAGGACTTTACAAAGATCTACTTCAACCCCGACGGTACTATCAAGGCCGATATGGTACAAGAGATGGCGGTCAAGACCAAAGGTCGCATCTCGTACCTCAAGGCTATGACGTCGGACGTAAAGAAGGTCTTTGAGGGTAGGAGAGTGGGTGATCTACAGCACTTTATCGTATACCCAGGTACAATGAGCGACTTCCAGAGTCGGGCATATGCTGAGGCGTACGAGAGGGACAAGACCGATAAGAGTATCTTCATCAACTCACGTCAATCTTCCCTGTTTGTGTTCCCAAATGGGTCGTACGGGACAGACGGCTTCAATAAATACATTGTAAAAAGAAGGGGGGAAGCCCGTACAACGCTAGGACGCCCGAAGAAGCAAGAGCCTGCTAAAACGACCACGTACACCCTCTCAAGTGAACTGGTCAAAGCCATCGACCATAACCTGGGTAATCTAACACGGTTTAGTAGCAAATTCGCTGAGACCATCAAGATCATCCTCGACGAACCGAAGGCGAAGGCGCTCGTGTATTGTGAGTACGTGAACGGAAGTGGGTGCATCCTGTTCGCAAAGATATTGGAACAGTTCGGGTTCACGCAAGCCAAAGGGGATGAGCGCAGCAAGGGCCGTAGATACGCTCTACTCACACACCAGACGACCAGCCAGAAAAGAGTGCAACAGCTCATCAACAGGTTCAACAAAGACGACAACATAGACGGGGAGTACATATCGGTCATCATCGGCAGCAAGATCATCAGCGAGGGCTTCACGTTCAAGAACATCAGGAAGGAGTTCATCTTCACTCCTCACTGGAATTACTCAGAGACGGCCCAGGTCATCGCGAGAGGATGGCGCCTGGGCTCCCACAACGCCCTCATCGCGCGCGGGGATAAGGACCTCAAGGTTCAGATCTACCAGCTCGTGTCTATGCCCGCGGGCGGCGGCACACCATCCATAGATTTGGACATGTACGAGACATCAGAGAAGAAGGACGTATCCATGAAGCAGATTGAGCACGTCGTCAAGGTGAACGCCTTCGACTGCCCGCTCACGATAGACAGAAATAGGATCACGGGCTATGATGGAATGAGGGAATGCGACTACGCGGCGTGCGACTACCAATGCAAGGTACAGATAGGACATACTCCTGACGTATCTACCTACAACTTGTACCATACACTCATTAATATCGTAGAGGATGGTGTCAGGAAGTACTTCAAGAACAACTTCTACCTTGGTATCGACGATATCTACAACATGTTTCCTCAATTGGACAGATTTGAGGTGGTGCAAGCAGTCAAGACGTTCATAGACAAGGACGTTCAGTTCATCAACAAATACGGGTATCCATCCTACCTCAGGATCCAGGGCGACATACTGTACATATCGTCAGACGCGCGTGTCCCCAACAACGACAAGCTGGCCGACTACTACACCAAGAAACTCATCATCCAGAACGGGGATCCATTCAAGTACATTCTCAAACAGCTATACAATGATGAAATACCGACCTTCGTAGAGAATATCTTTACATATCCACAACATATGAGGACCATACTATCTAACCTCCCTGAGATTGTACAGCGCGAGATCCTCATGGGCTGCATACAGGCTGACGTGATGGACCTCGAGAAGAACAAAGACACAAGGCAAAAGATACTTACCTTCTACAAAGGTTTCTACGATAAGATCAAAGATACATGGGTTGTGTGGCTCTACAGGGAGACGCTGGGTATCATGTGTATGGAGTCTGACGCCAGCGGACCCGGGGGAATGAGGTGGGTCCAATGTCATAAACAAGAACCAGAGGTCGTTGACAGACACATCGCCAAGAAAAGGGCAGAGCTCACCAAGTCTCCTATCGGATTTTACGGGCTTTACAATCCTCAATTGGATGAGTTTTGTCTCCGAGACATCAGGACTATGCGGGCCGAGGGCGACCTGAGGAAGATCACTATAGGCCGGCGCTGCACAGACTGGGACCAGAAGCCCCTAGTGGACATTGTTGTGCGCAAGATGAAGATAGAACCGCCCCCAGACTTCATGGACAACATAGGCCTTGCCGACTACGACGATATGAAACGAAAGGTTGAGAAGGCCAAACACAACAAACTACCTGACGATGTACAGAACCTTTACGCGATGCGGAGGTTCCTGTATTGGATCAAACAACCCAGGATCACCTTGTGCAAGCATATACAGAGATGGCTACGAGACAACAACCTGGTAGAGGAAAACTTTGACTGCGGCACGCAAAAGAAGCAACGAGCCAAATTTGCTCAATGGTAATCGGCAGGCAGCGCATGATCTTTATGCAAAAAATTGCGTTTTATAACCTCTAGAGGTTATGAAATGATAGTTGATATTTATAAGACACACAACGATGTGGTGGAGGGGGTGTTGCAGAGTGCGTTTCCCCAGGCTCCGTATTGCAGGTTCTTGCCGCACTTCTCCAGGTTCTTGCTCAGGGTTGGGATGGGCGCGCTGACGTTGATCGGTGGGCCTACGTTCATGCTCTCGCTGAGACCTGAGTAGTCAAAGTGGACTGGTCTGCCGTGGAACCCCTTCCCACATGCGACTTGCGATAGCTCCTCGTTGCTGACGCCCTGGCAGAGGGACTGGAGGTATGGGTTTGAGGTGTACATGTACGGGCCTCCAGCGCATCGTTTGGAGACGCACGGTGAGAAGAGCTGAGTGTTGTAGCTTCCCCCGAGTTGGGCGTAAGGAAAGCCGCTGTTAGCGTATCCCTCAATTAAGGTCTGATAGAGCCAGATCCCACCTACGAGGATGATGACAACTACGATAAAGATCCAGATACCGTTATCCATTTTGAATGACTCATATTTTTATAACAGTTTAACTGATATATCAGCGACCGAAGGTACCGCCGAACTCCGCCTCCGTTTCCCCACTTGTAGAGTCGTCTCTGTAGTGATTTTTGTGCATACATATGATGGCGTAGTGGATGATCTTCATGAGGTCGGCTTTGTTCTTGCCGTTCTTCAAGCCGTAGCGTTGCGCATACTTGATGATGTTGCCTATACAGAACCCGTCGCCGTGCCCCGCGTCGATGATGAACTCGGTTGCCTGAAATTTGTTCTGACTGTAGTGACCAGAGTATGTCTGGTTAATATACTCCATCAAATCAGCCATGATTTGAGCCTCGCTATACTTGTACTCGATATTGTTTGCCATTTTTACCTTTGATGTAAGCAATCTTGTCCAGAAATCAATTTCTACTAGTCAAGTATTAGTCATACTTATCATTTATGAAGTCGTTACCATACCTGCTATTATTTTTGAATTTCTAGGCTATGCATATATCTATACTAATAAAGACGAAATGGGTATTAAACATTTCTACAGTTGGTTCAGGAAACACGATGCCCTCAAGAAGAGCATCTCTCAGTCGGTCCCCGGTGATGTAGATCACCTGCTGATCGACATGAACGGTGTTATTCATGAGGCGGCCCAGCGTGTTTACAAATACGGCAAATATGCCCCCAAAAAAACAGGAGTCATCATCCCACGACGACGGCAAAAAGCTCAAAAGACCAAACCTCAGACAAAGATTGGACCATCAATCAAAGATCTGTATGAGTGTGTCAAGTCAGAGGTTAACAGATTGGTCGACATTGCCTGCCCACAGAAGACAGTCTACCTAGCCATCGACGGAGTTGCTCCCATGTCAAAGCAGAACCAGCAGCGACAGAGGCGCTTCAGAGCCGCCAAGGAACGCGCAGAGAGATCGGCAGCTGGAGCGTTCGACTCAACCTGCATCACGGCCGGCACCGATTTCATGTGGGATCTGGCCCAAGACCTCCACAAGGGGGAGTGGATCGTATCTAAGAACCAGGTATCGGTCATCATATCTGACGACTCGGTTCCTGGCGAGGGAGAGCACAAACTGATGGAGTGGATCAGACGCAATGACGACGATGAAGGCACGTATTGTGTGGCGGGCATGGACGCCGATCTAATCCTGTTATGCTGCGTGCTACCCAAGATCCATGTTTACATCATGAGGGAGGACGAGCGCCGCAACTACGACTTCATCGACATCAACAGGGTCAGACAGGACCTACCCGTGAACGCACACGACCTCCTCATTTGGAGCTGCTTCATCGGCAACGACTTCCTCCCGCCCATCCCGTCTCTGGAGATCAAGGAAAGTGCACCCGAAATGGGGGCGCTGGACTTCTTCTTCGAGAACTACAAACGACCTCTTGTGAACAAGACCAACGGCTTCCTCAAGATTGGCGAGATTTACAGGCTCCTAACTCTGGTCAGAGACAGAGAGCAGGCTATCATGGAAGCGCGTCACAATGATGAGTGCGCGGAGGATGGTGACTACAACAAGAGGTTCCCCAACAAGCTCTGGGAAGGGGACATCGTCAAATACAGAATAGAATACCGCAAATACAAGCTTGAGAGGTTGCATGAGATGATGAGAAAAGAGAGGTTCTGTGCTCATGATTTTATGAAGACGGTCCAGTGGGTATACCTCTATTACACCAGGGGCATCAACGCCACAAAGGCGTGGAACTGGTTCTTCCCCTACAATTACACCCTTCACGCTGACACCTTCGTGAAATACATAAAGGACTTCCCTCATGTGTCCTACGGGTTCCAGAAGACGATGCCGTCCCATCCTCATGAGCAGCTTCTCAGGGTGATCCCTCCGGAGAGTAAGTACCTCATCCCGTCATATCTGCACGAGTACGCGGATAGCCTAGCCGAAAAATACACCACCTTTGAAATTGACATGTCCGGCAAGCGTCAAGAGTGGGAGGCTATAACAGTGGTTGACTTCGTGACGTTGGATGCGGGCATCGTGAGGGCAGGTATGTAGACAATCATTTCACTCTTCATTTAATCTCTATCCCTTCGGGGATACAGATTTCTGCGCTATATCAGACGTATGTACTCTTCACGAATCCTCGCCATCTCTTCATCAAACTTCTTGGCATCTTCATTCTTCTTGATACGATCTATCTCATCATACAATTCCTTAGGAAAGGTAGGATGGTTCATGACTTTGCCTATGTTGCTAGAGTCCTCCCACTTCATATTTGTGATCATGTCAAGCATCTCGCTAGGGGTATGGGTAGACACACATGAGAGGATGTGTGTCATCTTCTGTTCATCGGTTGTCATTTTTTTTACATCTCCAAGATATTTTATGTGTTCACACATTTTTTTGAAGAAGGGCCTCCAGTCTGGGGCGTATGTCATTCTCCAGTTCATTGTCTTCCCAGGACTTGCGCTCCGTGAACTCGAAGGCCTTGACGCTGATGCAGTTGTCGGGCTGGGCCGAATACACCTCAGGATGATCATCGATGATGTACGTTCTATCCATGTCAAAGTTGAGTAGCTCAAACTCATCTTTCAGGATATTGAGCGCCTTCTGGGTATCCTGGAGCCGCCTGGATCGCTTGCAGTGGTACGAAAAGAGGACATAATCGAGTCTGCGCTCGGGATGCCCCTTGAGGATGAACTCGTCAATGATGAATAGGGCGTAGGACTTGGAAGCAGCTGTCCACACACTCACGTTGAAGTTCTCAAAAAGGAAGTCTAGGAACTCCTGAAGACCTGGGCGCTCGAAAACCTTGTAGACGCCTTCCATGCTCTCCCACCTGAATTGCTTCATCCTTGGTTTGAAAATGGGCTTCTCTTCATGTTTGGCTAGTGAACATATCAGGGTGTTGTCCAGATCGAGGAGGATATTGATACGCTTTGGCGTTTTATGTCCGCCATGACCGGATGGTGTCGTTACATACATCTTTTTCTAAGGTGTAGATAAGATCATAACACCAATCATGTATTATGTAGAGACGAACGGTCATACTTGAATAAAGGCCTTTAGCGATTATCCTACAAAATTAAAAGATGTATCAATCTCAAATTAAACCAAGACCGATCAATCCTCAACCGCAAGCCCAAATGCAATCCGATAGCGACCAAAGGTCGCCGGGCGGCTCCGCCGCTAGGTCAATAGCCAGGCCAATAGCCAATAGGCCAATAGCCAATAGGCCAATAGCCAATAGGCCAATAGCCAATAGGCCAATAGCCAATAGGCCAATAGCCAATAGGCCAATGACTGTGGAGGAGTGCAAGAACTTCAATCAGAAGATCATTTCAAACTCAAGGTACCAGCGCATCGAACAGGACACCGCAGGAGACATTGAACAGTTCAATGCCTCACGAGTGCGCGAAGACCTAACCCTCAAACCTGAGCCATCTTTCAAGGACAATCTCTTCGAGAACAAACGCGTCATCCCCCCAAACAAGATCTGGCACAAGAACAGGAACCTGGACTCGCGAGCCGTGGCCAACACCTTCAAGTATATCTTCTACAAGTTCAAGAAAGGTATCTTCATACGCATTGCAGACAATAAACTTCAGACTTTTCTCCCCTTTGAGAACGCGCACTACAAGAATGAGTTTGGACACATCCTCAAAGTAGATCCCAAGTACGGCTCAGTACAAGATTTCCTAGACCACGTGTCCAAATTGTTAGGTTACCGATCAAGCAGACAAAACATCAAACCATTCAACGAGTGGGTGGCCAACAACTCCCTAGTTCGATATGAGGTGGAGGACATAAGCGTGGCTGCTTCCGGTAACAACAATGGCAACAATAAGATCACCCTCCTTGACATGTTCAGGACCCTATGCAGTGAGAGGGACGTGCCAGACATTGAGTTCTTTATCAATCGGCGCGACTACCCTCAGATGAAGGTGGACGATACAGAACCATACAACCATATCTGGGGCACCAAATACCAACCGCTCGTGTCCCACCAATATGACAAGTACGCACCAATCCTCTCAGGATCGTCCACCAAGATGCACGCAGACATCCCATTCCCTACTTACGAGGACTGGGCCCGAGCGACGTACCAAAAAACAGGTCTCGTCTTCCCCAACGCCTGCCGCGAGTACCCGGACATCAAACTCACCCCCTGGTCCAAAAAGATTGAAAAGGCCGTCTTCAGGGGAGCCACAACAGGTTCAGGCGTCACAGAGGACACGAATCAGCGTCTCAAAGCCCTTCAGATGGGAGTCCAACACAAGAATGTGTTGGACGTGGGCATCACCAAGTGGAACCTCAGGCCTCGTAAGCTTGAAGGGTCAGACTACCTCCAAACCATTGAGAGAGGTAAGGGTAATTACAACAAGGCTAACAGGCTCAATCTCCAAGAACAGAGCCAATATAAGTACATCCTCACTTTGGAAGGACATGTGGCCGCGTACCGGCTGTCCTATGAGTTGTCGTCAGGGTCCGTCGTCCTGTTGGCCGGGTCGCAGTGGCAGATGTGGTACTACCCTTTCCTGAAGGCGTACGAGCATTATGTCCCTGTCAAAGAGGACTTAAGTGATCTTCTCACTCAGATCACATGGTGTAAGACCAACGATGCTAAATGTGAGCAGATTGCTAAGAACGCTCGCTCCTTCTACAGCAAGTACCTCGGCATAGGAGGGATCCTGGACTTCCTTCAAAAAGAGTTGTGGGAGCTGTCCGCGAGGACCAAACCATACAAGTACTTGCCCGACCTCACGATCTGGGCCATGGAGGACGAGGAGAGACAGCTCTTTGACGATCTGCGGGGCTCGCTCAGAACAGGTGGCTCCACAGTCCTCAAATTCACTGACGATACGTATGGCTATCCATTGCCCAACAGTCCGCGATGCGTGGGCGTGTTGGATGGTGTATTGAGAGCGATGAGGTCAAAGAGCATCAACGACCTTACTTGGAATGAAACCATCTTCAGGAACGTCAACGGTAGCATAGACCGCTTCACAACCAATGGGGTCAGGGTTGTTGGTAAGAAGGCCAACCACCGAGGCAAGACGCTTGAACACATGCATGAGAGCTACATTGGTCTGAAAGCAGTGAACAAGCTCGTAGCGCGTATGCCCAACTTCGCATACGTGTTTGGACCTCTCAAAGACGCCCAGGACATGGTGTTTGTCGAGTACATTGAGGGTATGTCATTGATGAACTGGCTCAAGTCATCTCAGTACAACTTCAAAGACTTCCTCTCAATCTTAGTGCAACTTAACCTATCACTATCGGTCGCTCAGAACTACGTTGGCTTCATCCATTACGACCTTTATCCCTGGAATGTGATGGTTCAGAGTGCCCAGACCGCCACCAAATACTATGGCGGAGCCGCTAGCTCCAGTAATGAGACAGCGTTCACATACTTCCTCAACTTCCAGCAGAGCCAGAGTCAGCAACAACCAAAGCAAAACATCGTCACTATCAAGCAACCCAGCGTCATCCCCGTGATGATCGACTACGGCAAGTCCAGGGCCATTGTGTATGAGCCCAAGTACGGGACCATTGATCATGGGTTTGCAAACCTGTACCAGCACAATTCTATCATCGACTCGCTCACTATCCTGTACGGGTCACTGAACGTACTGAAAGACGCCAACCGGCTAGGCCCCAACGAGATGAAGTTGCTCGACTTCCCAGGACGCCTGGGCCTCAAGTCGCATGAGGATACAAAGCATTGGGGTAAGTTTGGAACCCTCTTCGACTTCAAACTAACGACAAAGACCGGTAGCTACGCAGTGCCCAAGAACTTTGTAGACTTTGTGATGAGCACGTTCAAGAACGCAGGCGCTCCCAAGCTCAAGCTATCTCAGGCGTCTGAGTTCGTCTACCCGATGGAGAAGGGTGTCAACCCTGTTATCGCGCAGGGCTTTATGATTCATGGCAACATAGACGCAGCCCTGCTCGATATGATCAAGCACGTCGACAGATCTAGGCCTCCAAGGAGCGATGACAGGTTCTTTCAATTGGTCATCCAGAACATGCTGGAGCGGAGACTTGGGTGGGTGGAGGATGAGATGGCGAAAGGGAGCAACGACGTGAAGAGGAAGTGGGCCATCGTGAGGCGACTGTTTATAACTTCCGAGGCCAAGTTTAGCTCAGCCATGCCAGAGATGGACTTCCCCAAGCCTCATGCCGTGTACCTGGATGATGAGATGACACCAGAGTACGTGATTGCGCGCGGAGAGACAGCGGTCATGGATCCTATCTCTCACGAGGACTGGATGATGACGTGGGTCCTGTGCCTGGAGGCCTATCTGTTCGGTGTGGTCACTGATGAGGGAGACTTTGGACAGTTTATCAAGTTAGATGGTTTCCTGTATCACAATGCAGTGGCCAGCAACAACACTGTAGTCAAACTGAGGGACATGTTGCTTGAGCGAGGTCGCCTAGCGGCAAGGCAGGCGGGGCAAACGAAAGCGACCTAAGCGAGTGAAGTGTGAAAATAAATGGCTGATTTGGTATACGACCTGCTGTCACAGGCTGTAAAGAACACTAATATAACTATTAATCTCAATGCAAAGACACAGACTGACACAATACAGACTGACACAATACAGACTGACACAACACAGACTGACACAACACAGACTGACACAACACCGACTGACACAACACCGACTAATGCACCGGCTGACACCGAGCAAAAAAAAGAAGCTGATGTCAACAATGCTAGGGCTGGGGGTCTTGTAAGGGCTGATCTTGTCCAGTTAATCAGCGATCTCGAGAGTGTGTCTGCTACGTTCAAGAAGATCAACAAAAGCATCGTTGGTCATGAACCCACAGAGATCTTCTTTATGCTCCAGAACTTTGATAAGATCCTGAATTCAGTCAAGATGATTGTCCACGCAGTATAGATTATTTGATTGATCCCACCCGATATATCGCCAGCGATATATCGATAGCTCACTACAGGACTTGATCGAGGTTGTACAAAACTTGAAAAATCTGTTTTAAGGAATATGATGTAAGAGTAAGAAAACACGATGACTACAGCAATGGAATTGAGCAACCTGTTCAAGCTTGTGACCAAATCTGGTCACTCATCACTAGACGCCGTAAAGAGCGCCATCCAGAAGTATGCGCGCAGGGGCATGCACAAGGAGATGCACCAGGCCGTGTCTGAGATGGATGCCTTTTCGGCATTTGACGATTCGCCACTACCCACAACCCAGCGAGCGGCCAAGGCCATTAGGACCAACATGATCAACCGCCTCAAAGTAATTCTCTTTGAGGACGTGTCGTTTTCTCAGATTGGCGCCTTCACTACCGTGTCTGAGAAGATCAAGGAGTGGGAAGATGAAGGTAGGCCAGATCAGAAGACGCTGGCCGATATCGTCGCCATCATCGCTCATGCCAAAAAGCTCAGGCTGCCCAGCTACCTGCGCGCCAGCTACGGCAAGGGCGAGGACAGCATCATGGACGAGAAGGACTTCCTCGACGGCATCGACAACCAGAAGATTGAGTGTATGGAGTGGATCTACCACAACGACCAGAAGGCCCTGAAGATGCTTGAGGAGAGACAGTTCCCGGGCAAGGAGTACATCCTGCCCATGATCACGGCTGAGTGGAAGCGCCTCAAACCCACCAAGAGCAAAGCGGGTAGCAACGAGCGCTTCATATTTGTCATAGTCCCTTGGCTCTGGATCATGTATGAAGAGCACCTTGAGGTGCAGGACGGCGCAGACGCCAGGCCATTTAGCAAGAAGGAGATCAAAAAGGCGTACGCGAAGGACGATGTGCAGTTTGAGGACTTTGTGTACGACAAACACACAAAGGAAGGCAAGAAGAGGGGCAAGACAACTGAGGACTTCAGGACCGAGGGCGCCATCGTGGCCAATGAAGACAACGTATGGCTCGATCAGTTTGAAGACCTCAAGGATCACTACAACAACCAACCCGATGAACCCAAGGTCAGGAAGCCCCGCAAGCCTAGGACACTCACGGAGGAGCAAAAAGCCAAGAAGGCTATCAGGGATGCCAAGCCCAAACGCTTGAGGAGGGGGGAGATCAAGTCTGAACATATCAAGGAGATCAATCTGAATGTGGATGACATTGAACTGATCACTGAGGGTGTGTGCGCTGGTAAGCTGCCATGTGGCCATATCTGCATCAGGGGTAAGGACAAGGTGATTAAACCCATGACCAAAGGACTCAATTACGGCATGGACTATATCTACATTGACAAGCAGAAACGCCTGTTTGGATTGAAGGACCTGGACATCAAACTACGCAAGATCCCCGGTAAGGCGCTCACCATAGAGCGCACAGAAGAGGAGGTACAAGACGAGAAGACCGGTAAGACCAAGATCGTCAAGCACAAGTCCTACAATTGGGAGGACAGCGAAGAGGGTCAGGTCATCGCCATCATGACCAAGGTCAATGTAAAGAATGACCTGGGTAAGTGCAAGTACCTCATCAATGATGAGATCAAGTTCAGGGAGATGCTCAAGATTCGGCTCTTCAATGGGTTCTTCAGGACGTCTGACAACATCATCCGCAACATCCTGGTTGATAAGGACGATGAACTGTGGGCCATTGATGAGAATGACATCTACGGTAAACGTAAGGATGTCTTCAATAAGAAGGAGCCTGTGAAAAACAGTCCGTTCATGACGGCCGAGCTGATTGTGAGCGTGATTGACGAGCTAGACTTTGCGGCTCATGAGGAGACATTGCTGGCTGAGATGCCCAAGTACTTCCCTAAGGCGTCATGCGAATTCTATGAGCGCGAGCTCCGGGAACGCGTACGCAACTACAAACAGATCGTCTTGAAGGAACTGAAGATGGAAGAGCCAGAGGTCGTTGAAGAGGAAGAAGAGGTCGCTGATGAAGAGGAGGCCGCTGATGAAGAGGAGGCCGCTGATGAAGAGGTCGCTGATGACGATGAATGAGAAAATTAATTTAGCGCCTTGGCGCTCCTAATTCGATAGGTTGGGCTAAATTGAGTGATGCTCTATTGGGCTGAATTCCTATACCCCTAGGGGTATAGGATACATATAGGATACATATAGGATGGTTGTTGATAAATAGTTGAATACTAGGCTAAGATCATGATGTGATAAATAAAGAGACATGAGTGAAGTGTTTGCTTATGAATGGGTACTTGACCCCGATCAAGACACAACCAACATCAGGATCTATGGGATATCTCTCAACCCTGATGGTGTTCAGAAGAACATATGTCTACGCGTCGAGAACTTCAAGCCATACGCGTACATCCAACTTCCAGACAGCAGCGACGACACAGCGCGAGCGGTGATAGATCACCTCCAACGCATGGACTCACCTCCAATCAAGGTGAACCTCATCAAGAAGCGCCATCTCTACAATTTTGAGAATAAGCGAAACAAGAAGGGCCCGTTCATGTTTGCGTCCTTCAAGTCCAAGAAGTACATCCAGGACATGATCTTCCATCTCAAGCGCGGCGTCAACATCATGGGCGAGACAATGAAGCTCAAGGTACATGAGACGTCAGCGAGCCCTATCCTTCAGGTGGTATCTTTGCGAGACATCCCTATGTCTGGATGGATCGACTTCTCACATAATTGTCCTGATCCGGTGCCTGAGGATGAGATGATGACTGCGTGCGCCGAAGAGTACATCATTAAGTGGAAGAACCTAGCCAGGTCTAAGCGCACAGACCAGATCGTCCCTAAATGCATGGCATTCGACATGGAGGTCAACTCAGACTTCATGAACCAGATGCCTAGTGACAGGCCTGGTGACTGCATTTTCCAGATATCGTGCGTCATCACCGAGAAGGACAAAGAACGCCGTAAGATCCTCCTCAGTTTGAAGGCCAAGGATATGGAGTTGTCTGAGTCTGAGTTATTGACAGGTGTGGAGGTGCGTGTCTTTGATGAAGAGAAGGAGTTGCTTGCCGACTTCATGAACCTGATCGATGTCGAGAAGCCCAACGCGTTGACGGGCTTCAACATCTTCGGCTTCGATATCGAGTACGCCATGAAGCGATCAGTCAGGTTCTTCCTCGCCGACGTCTTCAAGCTTATCGGCTTCAACAAGCACACGCCTGCGCGCATTGAAGAGGTGAAGTGGTCATCCAGCGCATACAAGAACCAGGTCTTCAAGTTCATCAACTGGGAGGGAATCCTATTGTTGGACCTGCTACCCATCATCAGACGCGACTACAAGTTAGACACTTATACCCTGAAGAACGTAACGGCCACGTTCCTGAACAACAACACCAAGGACCCAGTGCCTTACAAAGACATCTTCATTGCGTACAATACGCGTGAGAAGATGGATGTGGTGGGTAAGTACTGTGTCCAGGACAGTGATCTCTGTATTGAGCTCATGAACCACCTACACACTTGGGTTTCGTTGTCTGAGATGTCCAAGGTGTGCAACGTATCCATGTTCACTCTGTACACGCAGGGACAACAGATCAAGATGTACTCCCAGGTGTACAAGCATTGCCTCAAGGAGAACATCGTAGTTGACAATGACGGATATGAAACAAAGATTAATGAGAGGTACAGAGGAGCACACGTTATTGAGCCCACGCCGGGATTCTATGAACGTGTGGTACCCGTGGACTTCAGCTCACTTTATCCATCTCTGATCATAGCTTATAACATCTGTCCTTCTACAATTACGGACGAGACAACACCTGACGATCAATGTAACATCTTTGACTGGGAAGACCACGTTGGCTGCGAACATGATCCTAAGGAGAACAAGATCAAAGATCTCACGGAGAAGATAGACAAGATAGGCAAGGAGCTGTCAATCCTCAGGAAAAAACGCGATGAAATCAAGGCGTCAACGGTTCCCAAGGGAACAGTGAAGGACGTAAAGGCCAAGATTCAGCTCCAGATTGATGAAAAGGTGGCGGCGCAAAAGCCATACAGGGAGAAGCGCCAAGAACTCAAGAAGACCAAGCTCGCAGATCGCGAGGACGAAGACGGCAATAAAATCAGCGGAGTTGTGTGCGCGAAGCGGTGCTATCGATTCCTCAAGCCAGAGGTCAAGAAAGGCGTCTTCCCCACCATCATTCAGAGTCTGCTTGATTCGCGCAAGCGTGTCAAAGGGCTCATGAAGAAGTGTGAAGACGAGTCGCAGAAGGTGGTGTATGACAAGGAGCAGCTCGCGTACAAGGTATCAGCCAATAGCATGTACGGAGCAATGGGCGTGAGGAGGGGCTATCTACCGTTCATGCCAGGTGCTATGTGTGTGACGTACGCGGGTCGCAATGCGCTTGAAAAGACGGCCGAATTGATACAATCACAATTCAGAGGAACTCTAATCTATGGTGACACCGATGAATGATACGTCGGTAACAGGAGGCGGTGGATCCGCGAGGGTCCAAGAGGAATCATGAATTAACATGATGCCGTGGTACCTTCTAGTCGGCTATTAGTCGGGTATCAGTAGCTGAGCACTGGTATGGCTAATAGTGGTACGGGGATGACAGTCCCCACCTAGGCGGGAAACCGCTGAACAGGCAAGGTTGATGAAAACGGTCAACGTTTCAAAAGGGACTAGACCGTCGGTTGGGCCACTCGCGAGGGTGTTACCCGATCGCTATCGACTGGGTCATCAACCGGTGGAGTCACGTACTCTGCTCAATGTACAGTCAGCCCTACCTAACCTCAATATTGAGAGAGGGTAGCTCTAGTGATCAGGCGGATTGAAAATTGAAGCCTGGGAAGCTAGAGGCGATCATATTTTTATGATCGTGATATGCGAGTAATTACGTCACATTTCCTCACACCAAGTCCATCACAGAGGCTTGGGACTACGCGATTGAGGTAGCTGACGGCGTCACCAACTGGATGGAGGACGGCAAGCGCGTATTTCCACATCCCATTAAGCTTGAGTTTGAGAACACCATCTACGAACGCTTCCTCATTCTGTCCAAGAAAAGATACATGTACCAGGAGATCGACAGAGACGGCAACCTCAACAAGAAGGTTGGCAAGAGGGGTGTCATCCTAGCCCGTCGCGACAACTCACAGGTCGTCAGATCTGTGTACGAGCACGTGACGGCCATGATCTTCGACAGGAAGACCCGTGACGAGATCTACAAGTACGTCGACGACTACGTGAGGGACATCTACGACAACAAACTAGACCTCAAGGACTATGTCATCACAAAATCGGTTGGCGACTCGGATGGCGGCGTAGACAATGAGACGGGTCGCGTAGGTGACTACAAGGTGAAAGAACTACCAACCAACCCCAAAGAGAGGGAGGAGATGTTGGATGGGAGGACTGAGAAAGAGTACTACGTCTTATCCATGCCCGCCCAGGTCCAGCTTGCCGAACGTATGAAGAGGCGAGGCGTTCCGGTAGACGCGGGCTCACGTATAGAGTACGTAGTGACAAAGAAGCCCAGGGCCGTGTCATTGGGCCAAAAGATCGAAGACTACGACTACTTCAAGAGGCATGCAAGTGTGCTGGACCTCGACCCAAAGTACTATGTTGAGGCCATGATCAACCCGATGGATCAGATCTTCAAGACCATGGGTTACGGAGACATGATGAAGCAGCTCAGCACTAAGTGGGACAAGATATCTAAGGATCGCGAACAGGAAGCAACCCCCATCTTCATTATTAGAAAAAATTAGCTGTTGAATGTGATGAGAACGATCACCAAGACAGGGATAGATCTTCTGAAAGGGAAAGATATCTCGCAGACACGTTGGGATGCCAGTTGATAAGCGATGATGAGCTTGTGGAGTAAATGGAGTACATGAGGATCTAATTATCGAACATGTAGCAAGGTTTATCATATCATCTATCACCCCTCGGGGTGACAGAATCTGAATTAACTAAATCTCGTGACTAATGTACAAAACGCACACAAATTACATTGAAAATGATGATTACGAGATTCTACTCGTAGCTGATTGTACAATTCATAACGTGGTGCAGGTAGATAGAAGTACCTATAACAGAACGAAGCTCTACTTCACACGTCTCATCAATTGCTCCCGGGCTGAAATTTGATTGTGACATAATTTGAATTTAACTCCCAAAAACAACCCCCAAAGTAAAAATGGCATCCAATTACCCCCAATGCATCGTGTATCGAGGTCATGAGACATTTCTCACCAGTGATCTCAAGGAGTTCTTTCCAACCGTGTTCATCGGGCTCAGAACGTCCAAGAAAATGATCACCGAGTTCAATATCCCAAAAGATGATTACTTTGTGGTCAAGAAAAATGATGATGATTCATATGAAGAAAGTACACTCACATACACGCGTTCAAAGGTCCTTATCAAAACGAGTTGGTTTGATGATTTTATGGCTGATCCTCCTCAAAAGATCAGAGATGCGCCACGTGTAGCACCTCCTCTCCTTGAATTGACCGAAAACGACAAATTTGTTGATGATGAAGGAAACATGTTTGAGGTTGAGATCAGAGGAGAGCGCAACGAAGATGAGGTCAGGTTCAAAGGTCGGGACGTTGAAAGAGTATTTGAGATGGAAAATCTCGTGACTAATGCACAACACGCACATACAAATTACATTGAAAATGAGGATTACGAGATACTATGTGTAATGGATAGTAAATCTCGTACCGCCGAGCGGATAGATAGAAGTACCTATAACAGAACGAAGCTCTACTTCACATACGCCGGTCTCATCAAGGTCATGAATTGCTCACGGTCAGGTGTAGCTTATAAATTCAGAGACTGGATGAATCGAATCGTCTTCAAGGCTCATATGGGCACTGATTCGGACAAGGTTGAACTGGCGTATGAGCTTATCGACACTACAGACGATCCTGTACAACTGATTAAGGAATTACAAGAGAAATTGACGCTCAAAGACCAACAGCTTCAACAACAAGCCCAAGACCTTCAACAACAAGCCCAAGACCTTCAACAACAACTTCAACAAAAAGATGATCATATCCTCCTGCTCAATGAGCTACTCATTGACAGCACAGAGATGGAGGCGACACAGGTCATCTACATCGCAACCTCTAATTCCTATGCCAATCAGAACAGATTCAAGATAGGAGGTGTCGAATCAACTGAGAAGCTACAACCCCGCCTGTCCACATACAATTCCAGATCAGCAAATGGTGATGACTTCTATTACTCAGACGTCTTCCTCGTACCCAATTATAGACAAATTGAGGAAAGATTGAAGTCATTGATGATCAGGTTCAGAGACAGAGCTAGTAAAGAGATCTACATCCTCCACTACACCAACATCCAACACATCGTTGAGTACTTCTGCAAGCACTACAATGAGGAGCTGGACTACGTGAACAATCATCTCTCTGAGTTCATTAACAACCTAAACACGTACAATCTGAGACCTGTTGTGCCCCCAAAGACCTCTTTCAATTTCGCCAAGATCACGAGTTGCCAAGCCGATGGGAGTGTGGCCGTGGCCACGATTGAGACAAACTCGCCTAGGACACTCAGTGATAAGATTGAGGAATACGTGGATGGTCTGACATGCCAAGAGATCAGCAAAAAGAAGGTGTTTGATGACCTGAAGATCAGGACAGGCCGAAGGGAACTGTTGCCAATGTTGCAGAGCGTGCTTGAGAAGAAGAGGCCAGAAATCACATTGAATTTGAAGCAATCCTAGGTTTATCATATCATCTATCACCCCTCGGGGTGACAGAATCTGAACATACAAATTATTAGCGCTGTGTAATGACTGAGATCATATAGTCATATACCTACAAATATTATCTGTGAACAGAAAAATGGTATACAGAAGTATGAAACGTTGGTCAGTTATGCCACAGAGAGATGTTGGGGAGATGCCAGCAATGTCAAGCCCGCAAGCAGTGTCAAGCCCGAAAGCCCGCACGTACGTCGTGCCCATGACCGCGGACGCCTCCGCAGCTCAGGTGGCCATGATGCAGAAAAAGCAACTGCTCATGTCGCATGCAGATCATATCGATCACATAGACGATGCCCACGACAAGGCCGAGACCGCGTTCGAGATGGCCGCCGACGCGCAAGAGCGACTCAGCCTCACTATGCAGGACCTCGTCCAAAACCAAGGAGTCATGTACCTCCTCATCGCTTGCTTCATCATCATGTTCATCTTCCTCATGCGCTAGCGACCGGAGGTACCGAGCTCCGCTCGGCCTGCGGCTT